TGTCCGGAGATGATTTTTACTGCTGCTGAGGTTAATACGACTGCAGATAATTGTCGTATTTTGGCGATTGCTAACCCGGATGATTATCAGTCTGCGTTTGGGAAGATTTTTAAACGTAATGATTCGACTTGGAATATGTTAACGATTTCGCTTATGATACGCCGAATTTTACTGGTGAACGTGTGTCGGAGCGTTTGGCTTCGTTGTTGCCTCAACCGCAATGGGTGGAGGATATGAAGGTTCAGTGGGGGAGGAGTCTTCTAGGTTTAAGTCAAAAATTTTGGCTGAGTTTCCGGAGGAGTCGGATTCGATGTTTTTACGCAGACGATTATTGATCGGGCTGTGGATTGTGACATTGTTGAGAATATGGATGTTGAGTGTGTTTTGGGTGTGGATATTGCTCGCATGGGTGAGGACTATAACAGTGTTTATGTGAATCGTGGGGTCGTTTGCGTTTGCATAGTTCTTGGAATAAGGTTCCGTTGACTGAAACTGCGGCTCGCATTCATGAGGCTGCGTTGGGTGTTGGTGCTGTTGAGGTTCGTATTGATGGTTCTGGTATTGGTGCTGGTGTTATCGATATTTTGGTGAATGATCCTCGTTATGAGAGGGCTTCTTACCGGGTTGTGGCGATGATTGGTTCGGGTAGGTCGCCGGATACGTTGCGTTGGTTGAATGCTCGTGCTCTTTATTATGATCAGTTGCGTGAACAGATGGCTTCTGGTGTTTTAGATGTTGATTTTGGTGACGAGAAGTTGTTGGATGAGATGTTGATGATTAAATACAAATTTAGCCCTAAGGGTGCTGTGCAGATTGAGTCTAAGGATGATATGCGTTCGCGTGGCATGAAGTCGCCTGATAATTTGGATGCAGCAGTTTATGCTGCAGCGAACATTTCGGATTTGATTAATAATCCTTATGCGTCGTTGGCGAATGGTGACGTGGTGTCGTTGGATCCTTGGGATTTGGTTGAGTTGGATCGTAGAGGTATGCCTGTTTAACATGCTAAAATGGGCTTATGTCTGAAAATTTTGATGAAAAAATCAGTTTTGAAGAGCTTAATGAGAAGTTTTTGGCTCTTGATGCCGAAAATTATAAACTTTCTGAGGCTTTAGAGAATATTAGTTTGATGCTCGATAATCGGGGTTGGACTTCGGTTACTGAGGCTTCGGCTAATGGTTTGCCTTTGCATGAGGTGCAGAGGGCTTCTTTGCAGTTGCGTGAGTTGTCGGTTGGTAATCCGCTTGTTAAGCGTGGATACAAGTTGCGTTCTTCATATGTGTGGTCGCGTGGTTTTTCGCATTCGAAAGTTTCGGCTCGTGTTCGTAACAAGATGCAAACCACTATTAATGAGCGTTCTATTTTTAGTGAAACAGCGTTTGAAGAACTTGAGTTGGCTGCTTACACTGATGGTAACGTTTTCGTTTTGGGTCGTGTATCGGATCAACAGTTTAGTCGTGTTCCTTTGCACGAAATTTCGGGCGTTATGACTGATCCTGATAACAATGAAGTTATTTGGGCTGTGCGTCGAACTTGGAATCGTTTGACTTCGTTTGGTAATGGCGAGTTGATTACTCGCTGGTATTACACTGATGCTTATCCTGAGAATACGCCTAAGGCTCGCAATTTGAAAACTGTTGGCGGCACTGAAACAGTTGACTTGGGTTCGATCATGTTCCATCAAGCGTTTAACAGTCATATTGGTTGGACTTTTGGTATTCCTGACGCTTTGCCTATTATTGCTTGGGCACGTTTGTATCGCGAATTTTTGGAGAATGGCGCGATTATGACGAAAGCTTTGGCACAGTTTGCTTACAAGATTTCGGCTAAAAGTCGTGCAGGCGTTTCTACTGCTGCCGCTAAAGTGGCTTCAGCCGATGGCACTGCAGGTCGTGTTGGTGCTACAGCGGCTATGGGTGCTGATGTTGATTTGATGCCTATGCCTAAGGCTGGTAATGCTTACGATTTTGAGGCTGGACGTTCGCTGGCGGCTATGATTGCTGCAGGTTTGGAAGTTTCAATTGTTGCTTTGCTAGCTGACCCAGGTCAGTCGGGTGCGTATGGAACTGCACAAACGTTGGATACTCCAACTATGAAAGCGATGCAGGCTCGCCAAAATGTTTGGTCCCTGTTTTTTAAACGTCTAATGCGTTTTATGGGTGCTACTGGTGTCGAGATTACTTGGCCTTCAATTGAGGTTGAACCTACGCATCGCATGGTTCAGGCTCTAGCTATGGCTTGGGAGTCTGGCATTTTGTCGCCTGAACAGTATCATGCTGCAGTTATTGACATTCTAGACATTAACGATAATGGTGAGGGTGCTCCTAAGGGCATTATGCAACCAAATAATACTGGTTATCCTGAAACTAAGTCGAATGATGCTAACCCTAATTCTGGCTCTAACGTTGTGCCTTCACAGGGTAATTCCGGATCAGTTGGATCGCTCTCTTATTAACTAAATTTGCTGTATGGTATTATTGCTAATAGCAATTGTTTACGGCTTGGAGTGTTATGCAACGACTTTCTGAAGATGCTGGCTTTAACGCCAGTCAGTCGGGCAATAAGTGGCACGTTAAAGTAATCGAATCTGGTTGGGGTTCATCTGGTTACTATGGTGCAGATATGCTTCGTGAATATGGTCCACAAGTTTTTAAAGCTGGAACTAAAGTTTTCATGAATCATCCATCTGCTGGCGAATCAACTGATCGCCCGGAACGTGACGTTCACCAGTTGGCTGGCAAACTTGTTTCTAATGCTGTCTTTAATGAGGCAGACAAGTCGCTTTACGCTGACGTTAAATTTTACTCACATTATGCCCCCATTATTAAAGAAATGGCTGGCGATGTGGGTCTATCAATTCATGCTCTAGGTAACGCCACTGTTGGCGAAGCTGATGGCAGAAAAGGTCCAATCATTGAATCGTTGGTGGAAGATCCATTGACGAGCGTTGATGTGGTAACAGTAGCAGGTGCAGGTGGAAAATTTGTTTCTCTGTTAGAAAGCTACTCCAGAATCGAAGAGTCCACTGAATTGGTGGAGGATTTCGACCTAGATGAAGGAAACCAAATGTCTATTACAAAGGACGAATTTGAGGCTGCTATTGCAGATCTCAAAACTGCCTTCGTTGAGGCACTCACGCCTGTTGTCGAATCGGTTTCGATTCTGGCAGAGGCTGCAAAGCCAGTAGAGGTTAACGCTGATGAGGAAACTCTAAACGCTATTAACCCTGTTGACGTTGCTGAGAAGTTCAACGAATCTGGACTGCCAAAGGTTGCGCTTACTCGCGTTGCTGAGGCTCTAAAGTCCGAAACCAACACCAAGACAGTTGACGAGTTGCTCGTTGAGGAGAAGGCTTACGCTGACGCTCTTCTAGCATCGAAGCCTACTGTCACCGAAGCTGCACCTGCTGGAAACATCCAAGAGGCAGCCAAGGGTTCAACCCTGATGGACGAGTTCGAAGCAATCGTTTCTCGTAACGTCACTAAGTAAGAAAGATAATCATGGCTGCAAATGAAGTTTATGTAGATGCTGATTCCCTCGTTCTTCCAGTCGCAAACACTGTAGTTTCGGGAGCGCCAGTTATCGTTGGTGCTTTCACAGGTGTTGCGCTTAAGGATGCATACGCTGGTGAAGATGGCAACTATTACACTACTGTCAAGTTCGAGGGTGTATTCCGTCTAACTGTGACTGGCACACTCACTGTCGGTGCTGCTGTTTACATCACCTCTGCAGGTGCTCTAAACACTACAGCATCGGGCAACACTCTATTCGGTTACGCTCTTAAGGCCAAGTCAGCATCGGGTGCTGCTGAGGCTTGGGTTAAGCTAGCTGCGAAGTAAAGGAAACCAAATGTCTATTACAACCCGTCAGGTTGAGGCCGCAAAGATTTGGGACGACGCTCTTCGCGGCGACCGTTCGGCACAGCTAAAGGTCAAGGAAGGTATCTCCACCTCTGACTTCCCTGTGCAGATCCAGCCTTACCTCAACCGTATCCTGCTTGAGCAGTATGCACAGCTCCCAAAGGTTTGGGACATGTTCGCAACAAAGACTGTCCTGGACGACTTCCGCCCACAGCGTTACTTCCAGTTCAAGTTTGACCAGAACAACATTCCAGACGAGAATGGTGGCGACGCTTTCATTGACGGCTCGCTCCCAACTGTTGGTGAATACGACGAGTATCCATCGCTTTCGTTCTCGGCAACTGAGCAGCAGATTTCGATCAAGAAGTCTGGTGAGCGTATCCGTTTCTCGTGGGAAGCAATCGTCAACGACAACAACTTTGGTGTCCTTGAGCGTCTTCCACTTGAACTCGCAAACCACGCTGCCGGTCTTGAGGACCGCGAAGCAACCAAGCAGCTTGTTGCTACTGGTGGCCTAAACACCACTAACTTCAACAGCACAAACCAGAACATTGGTTCGGTTGCTAACGGTGCAGGTCTAAACCCTGCGCTAACTCTCGCAAACCTCCAGCTTGCTATGAACGCTGTAAACCACCAGACCTACAATGGTCGCCCAATCAGCCCAATCCAGCGTTGGACTCTGGTTGTTTCGCCTGCACTCGAAATGACTGCTCGCAACATCCAGTCTGTCACTGAAATCCGCACCACTGTTGGTTCGGACCTTCAGACTCATGCCAACCCTGTTGCTGGCCGTTTCGATATCGTAGTTAACCCTTGGTTGACTCGAATCAACTCGGGTGCTGCAAACTACTGGTTCCTCATTCCTGCCCCTGCAGTATCGCTCAACCCTTCGGTTGTTCTCGGCTTCCTGCGCGGACACGAGGCTCCAGAGCTTCGCATCAAGAGTGAGGGTGGCCTGCTTCTCGGTGGTGGCAGTGTTCCTGAGCGCGATGGATCGTTCGACAACGACGACTTCCAGATGCGTATCCGTCACATCGCCACTGGTGGCTTCCTTGTTCCTGCTGGAACATTTGCCTCGACTGGTGCTGGTGCATAATCTAGCTCCAATCAAAGAAGACCCTCACTTCGGTGGGGGTTTTCTTTTGCTTATGCTAAAATAAAATTACAACGTTCTCCTCGTTGTGTGTATGCGGAGATCGCCCCGTTGAGATTACTCCGGGGCGATTTCTGTTTCTAATGATAAAATTATTGAATGATTATCTTTCCGGACCCAAATCTGCCTATTCAATCTGTTGATTGGACTAATAAGGTTGAGAAGGAGATTATTCGTTTAGATAAACGACCTTATGGTGGCGGCGGCGGTGGCGGTTCCGCTGATGGTGGAGCAGTTGGTCCCCAAGGACCGCAGGGACCACAAGGACCTCAAGGGCCTCAAGGTTTGCAGGGTATCCAGGGGGATGTTGGGCCTCAAGGCATTCAAGGCATTAAAGGTGATCAGGGCATTCAGGGTATTCAGGGTGATCCTGGAATTCAAGGACCTAAAGGCGATCAGGGACTTCAAGGAATTCAAGGTCCTAAAGGTGATACTGGCGCACAAGGTTTGCAGGGTATTCAGGGAATTACTGGAGATACTGGACCTAAGGGTGATACTGGTCTTCAAGGACTTCAAGGCATTCAAGGACCTAAGGGCGATACTGGTGCTCAGGGAATTCAAGGTATTCAAGGTATAACAGGCGATACTGGTCCTACTGGTCCAATGGGACCTAAAGGCGATACTGGCGCTAAGGGTGCTGATGGTTATAACGGAACTAATGGCATTAGTGCATATCAAGTTGCTGTAGTTAATGGCTATATTGGCACTGAAGCCCAATGGCTTGCATCACTAGTTGGTCCTACAGGATCTACTGGAGCTACAGGTTCTACTGGTGCTACGGGTGCTACAGGTCCTGCAGGTCCAGGTATTGCTGCTGGCGGAACTGCTGGACAGGTTTTAACTAAAGTTGATGGCACAGATTACAACACTTACTGGTCTGATGTTGTTGCTTATGCTACTTATACAGAAACACTTAAACATCAAGTTAAAGCCGGCGAAGCAATCACTAAAGGTCAAGCAGTTTATGTAAGTTCTGCTGATGGAACAAACATGATTGTTTCTAAAGCATCTAATGCTACAGAAGCAACTTCTTCTAAAACTATGGGATTGTTGGAAACAACAGTATCCACTAATGGCAAAACAAACGTTATTACTGAAGGTTTGCTTGCTGGTTTAGATACTTCTACGGCGCAGGCCGGAGATCCAGTTTGGTTGGGCACTAGCGGAAATCTTATTTATGGGCTAACTAATAAGCCACATGCGCCTCAGCATCTTGTTTTTATTGGTATTGTTACTCGTGCAAATGCTAATAATGGTGAAATTTTTGTTAAGCCACAAAATGGTTTTGAACTTGATGAACTTCACAATGTTGATACTTCTGGTAAACAGAATGGTTATGTTCTTGCTTGGAATTCAACTACTAGCCTTTACGAATTTGTAACTCCACAATCTGGTCCTACTGGACCTACTGGTGCAACTGGACCTACTGGGCCCCAAGGCATCCAAGGCGCTACCGGATCAACGGGTGCTACTGGGGCAACAGGTCCAGCCGGATCTGCTGCAACAATTACAGTAGGCACAACAACTACTGGAGCAGCCGGAACATCAGCGTCTGTAACAAACTCTGGCACAACCAGTGCTGCAGTATTTAACTTTACAATTCCAGCCGGAGCCGCTGGCTCAACTGGAGCAACAGGACCATCCGGAGTTATTGCAGTAACATCCCCAATAACAAACAGTGGAACATCTACTTCCGCAACACTGGGACTAGATGCTACAGCATTAACTAATGGTCTAGGAAACAGAAAATTCACTAGCGGATACTATTACTGCAAAGGTGGGACAATCTCTACAAGCGGTGCAGGAAACATTGGAGATTTAAAACTCACCCCATTCTTCGTAACAACATCAACAACTTTTACAAAAATTGGAATCCATATTACTGCCATTAGTGCTACTACAGGATCTGTAGTAAGACTAGGTATTTGGAATGCTGATACTAAAGATATGCCATCTGCCTTAGTTCTAGATGCTGGAACTATTGCAACAGATGCAACAACAGGATTCAAAACAATCACAATTAACCAAACGCTTGCACCAGGACTTTACTGGCTAGGCGCAGTAAGTCAAGTAGGTGTTCCAACATATCGCTGCTACACTGACCAAACAGCACCAATGACTCTAACTTCGGCAATGATGGGAACAGCAATGCATGCCGGCTACACTGTGCCAAGCATAACTGGAGCACTAGGAAACGTAGCACCAACCGCAACATCAAACACTGCGCACACTATTTGGCTAGGAGTATAGAAATGGCTAAACATACAGTTTATGGACTTGGTGGATTCTGCTCCGACTGCTCTAATGAGCATGATCATCCGCTTCACAATATTATTGAAGAATTTGACATTCCAGAATCAGAACCAACGCCTGAAGAAAAACTTGCAAAACTTGGTTTAACAATCGAAGACATTAAAGCATTGTTGAAATAATTTGTTTATAAAACATGAGGTAAAATAAGATTATGTCTGACATAACTCCACCCAACTATTCCACTACAATTGGGCAAGTTCGCCTGCTTATCCCTGATGTTGAACAACTAGACAACATTAAAAATCCACTACAGGCAGCCGAATATATTTTTAGCGATGCCCAAATTCAGGCATTCCTATCGCTTTATAGCAACAATGTTAAACGCGCTGCGGCGCAAGCAAAACTTACACTCGCAACTAGCGAATCACTAATTAGCAAGGTTATTAAAACTGATGATCTAATGACTGATGGTGCAAAACTTGGTGCTGAACTTCGCGCACAAGCAGCAGAACTTCGCAAAGAAGCAGATGCTGACGATCTAATTGATAGTTCTGACGCTTTCACTGTTGTTGAGTTTCCTAAAACTATCAGTGTTAAACGTTGGGATATCACTTGGCACTAAATAAGCGACCCACACTTGACCCACGATGGGTATTTCATCATCGTAATGTTTCATCATCTTTTCAAATCTGTGACGTAAATATATACAATCAGAACCTTGCAACTAGAGCATATAACGCTACAACAAATACTTGGGACACTTCATCCACAATTATTTGGTCTGGTAAAGCAAGAATTCAACCAACAAAAATATCTTCAGAACGAACAGTAAAAACAGATTCAACTTTTGTTCGCCAAGTCCTTGTGCAAATTGACTTTAATGGAACAGAAATCGCTGACATTAGACCGGGCCATTATCTAGAAATCTCTAACAGCCCATACGATGCGACACTGACAAACTTTGTTTACGTTGTTAGAACCATTATGGGCAGTTCAAATCCTTGGCAGCGCACACTAACTTGTGAAGTAGATATGGAAGCAGATCCCCATGCCTAAACTGCAAGAATTTCCTGCCGAAATGAAAAATATATGGGCAAAGTTCTTGGTGCTGCTGGAGATTCGATGAAAGAATCTGCAGCATTTGGTGCAGACTATATGCGTCAAGCCATTAATGAGGGAAGCCCTACTGGTAGTGAATGGCATCGAATTAAAAATAGCATTAATGGACAAGCCCCAGGTTCGCGTATTGGTGGAACTGTTGAAGCCATTCGTGGACGATACATTTTTCAAGCAGATCCAACATCTGGTCAAATGTATGATGCAGTTGATGCTGGCCCACTAAAATTTGGTGGCACAACGGCTGTAATCAATTATGGTTGGGTTAACACTCAGCAACAATATTTTCTACTTCAAGATACTGGCGGTTATATTAAAACTGCTTCAGGTAAAGGAAAAATGGGCGTAGGAATGGGTTTGCTAAACACTGCAGAAGCCGGTGGCGGCAAAGGAACTATTCGACAACTTGGTGCATTTAATTCTACAAACCATCATTTTGTTGAACTAATGAAAAGCAAAGGCTTCCATGTTTCAGGTGGTAAATAATGGCTGATCTATTATCTATTCAAGATGAGATAACTGCAAAACTTAAAGAACTTCCACAAGAAGTTTATGAAACTGCTGTGCCCGATGATGTGAAAATTCCTCATGGCTCTAATGGTTTATTTCTGCCATACATTGTTATCTATTTTCAGATGTTCAAGAAGCCCCAACCGGGCAAGGCATCATTTCTTCACGATTCAATCTAGGCATGAGCTTCTGTGCCGTCGAATGTGTCGCTCCAACAGAACGTGCAGCAAGACAAGTTGCTGGATTAGTGCGTGACAAACTTGTTGGATTCATTCCAGCAAATGCTGGAGAATTGCGTATTGCTACTGGAAAAAACTATTCTCTAGTTGACGCAAATGCGGTCCCTAAAAATACATATCTGAAATAGCATTTAATTTCACAGTTAATGCTGTGGTATTATAGTAATGGTTTGAAAGGACTATTATGGCTGTAATCGTGACCGATTCTACAACTGGAATTGTTGTTGAAGTTCCGGAACACTACCTAGATCATCCTGTCCTCGGCATCAATCTTGTGCCAGTTGAGGATAAACCTGCAAAGACCACTAAAAAACAGAACCTGAAAGCAACGACAAGGAATAACGATGGCCGTAAGCAAGCTTCTTCGCCCTAATGTTGGTATTTATATTGCGACTTCCGATGCTTTCGGTAACGCTGATGTAACATCAACCTCTTTTGCACCAACTCTCGCACAGCTAACTGACGCAACAAAGATTTACAATGTTTCGCCAGCACTGACCGACAACTACACTCTTAACCTAACCGACTCAGACTCGAACACTTCGGTTTCGGTTGTTGACTCGGCTACTGCTGCAACCCCAACCGCATACAACTATGAGGCTTCGCTTGACGGCTTCCGCGATGCAGGTGCAACAACCTCTTACTACAACCAGTTCAAGACTCTTGCAACTGCTGCTGTAGGCACAAAGTATTACCTAATTAAGCGTATTGGTAAGGCACACGATGCCGCTTTCGCTCTAGGTGACGTTGTGTCGGTCTTTGGTGTAACCCTAGACTACCCAGTTGACATGATCGCTGATGGTGAGCCAATCAAGCTTGGTGCACGTTTCCTACAGACTGGTGAAGTTGCTCTAAACGTCACAGTTTCGACTGGAACCGCTGGCGCAGGTTTCTGGCCTACTTCGGCAACTGCTACAGGCACAAAGATCCAGTCGAACGGAAACGTTGTTGTTTACTGGCTGCCTTCGAGCGCAGTATCGAGCGACAGCACCTTCATTGCTGGCCCATCGGTAGCAACCATCACTGGTAGCGGAGTTAACCTAACCAACGCTATCGCCTGGGATGGTTACGAACTTGGCGCAACCGACTCGAACAAGATTGACGACAAGGGTATCGTTGACAAGACCAACGCTAAGACTCGCGGTTTTGCTAACTTCGCCGGATCGCTAACCCTATTCCGTCCAAAGTTCCCAACAGTAACCAAGACTGTTACCAACACTTCGGGTCAGCCTACCCTGACTCTTGCAAGCGCTGGAAGCTTCGTTGAGGCCGGTATGACTGTTACCGGAACTGGCGTTCCAGCCGGAACTACTGTTCTCTCAGTTTCGGGTTCGACAATCACCATGAGCGCTAACTCGACCGCCGGTGTTACTTCGGCAACTTTCAGTAGCGACTACGCTACAGCCTTTGACACTTTCAAGGCCGCAACTAACGCTCGCCCAACCGGTTGGCTTGTTGTGCGTATCGCTAAGACTGCTTCGACTGCTCTCGCTGCAGGTGACATTGTTTCTGTTTACAAGTTCACTGCTGACGCTGTAAGCGACAACACTGAGGGTGAAGACAGCGTTAAGACGACTGTTAAGTTCTTGCCTCAGGGTGTTATGGGAGTAAACGCTACAGCCGGAGCGTAATAAACTGGCGGAGAGGGATTTTGCGCCCATTCATCCCTCTCCGCCTTAAACTCCAAATGGGTGAGAATAAGGCGCATTGAATGAGCGAAGAAGTAAACGAAGTTCTTGAACTCGTTAAAGAAACGCAGTCTAAAAAAGTTTTTGACATTACCGCGTTTGCTAAAGGCACTCTAGCCCCACAAGATACTGTCACTGCATATCTTGACATTGAATCTGCATACAAGTTGAATCTCATTAATGAGCGACTTTCTACGCTATCTGGCGAAGAATATGATGCTATCGAAACTGAAGCAAAAACTCTCTCGGCAAAGATCCTAGAATCCAAAATCGTATTCCACATGCGTGGAGTAAACCAAGACATTATCGAGAAGGCCACCAAGTCGGCTAACGATAAGTTCCCACCAACTCTTAACGCTTTTGGTGAAGAAGAAACTAGTCCTGAATGGGTTAAAGAATGGACTTGTTCTCTAGTTGCTGCAAACCTTATTAAAGTTGTGAATGCTGCCGGGGAAGAGGATGAGCGTCTTTTCACTGCTGATGATGTTAAAGAGATTCGCTCTTATGTGCCTCGTGAAGTTTGGGATCTACTTGTAGAAAAGATGCAGCAGTTGAGTCTAGCTAATGCATACTTTAAAGGACTTACTGATGCAGGTTTTTACCGAAGTCTTAACTTGGCAGCATAACCGAGTTTATATAACTAAAATCAAAGCAGCCATTAAAGCTGGTATTCGACCAGTTGCAATGCTGTTTCACGAGCAGCCAAATGACCCTTGGACTGCTTTAGATTTTCTTCTTATTGAAGCAATGCAAATGCTTGAAGATGAAACATGTCAACAATGCGGTAATCCTATTTGGATTTGTCGCAATGATCAGGCCGCTAATGTTGGTTTCAAAATCAAAATTGCTACCTGCTATGCTAAGTATGAACTTGATCGTTGGCAAGAAGCCGAAGATAAAAAACAAAATAATAAAACTTATGGGCAATATCCTTATGTGATTGCTTATACCTATGATGATTCTGACATGCCTTCACGTCAGCAATATTATGAGTATTTGGCACAAAAACATAATGTAAAATAGTAATAGATTTTATCTGTTAGGCGGCCCACTTGTCCTTGAATTTTGATGCCAAACTTACACTTGATGTAAGTCAATTTATTGCATCTGTGACTAAGGCCGAGTCTGCTATTACTCGCCTTGAGGGTCGTATCAGATCTATTAACGGCACAAAGATGCAGGGCATGAAGGGGCAGGCATCTAACCAGGCGACAATGAATTTGAGCATTGCGCCGGCTCTGGGTCAGTTGACTCGTCTTGAAAATAAGGTTAAAGAAACTGTTGCGTTTATTAACGCGCAGCGACCTACTTTGAAACTTTCTACTGCTGAAGCTAATGTTGTTAAGCAACGTCAACAGGCTGCGCAGGAGGCGCAGAACGCTGAGGATGCAAGCAAAAAGGCTACAGCAGCGCAGGCTGCACATATTCGAACTTTGGCTCGTGAGCGCTATGCTTTGTATGATGTTGCTGCAACATATCAGATGGTTTCTCGTGCACTTCTAGGTTTCACTAACGCTACCCTAAAGGGTGCTGCAGATTATGAACGTGCTTTTGTTAACGTCCAGAGAACCACAGATTTTGTTTCGATCAAGAATCGTTTTGATTCTTTGAATGAGGCTGCTCGTGTCATGAAATATAGTTTCATGCAGTTGGCTACACAAATTCCTCTAACTTTTAAAGACATTACCGAGATTGCTACTATCGGTAATCAGCTTGGTATTGCTCAAGGTAAGTTGAAAGAGTTTACTCAAACTACTGCGCAGTTTGCGGCTACTACTGACGTGACTATCAATAATGCTGCTTTGAGCTTTGGTCGTATTGGTGAGTTGCTTTCTGGCAAGGGTCAGACTGTTGACTATAACAAACTTGGTTCTGCTATTGCTTATGCAGGCGTTAAGGCTGTTGCTACTGAAGCACAGATCCTGTCGGTCACTAAAGAAATTTCAACTACAGCTAAAATGGCTAAGTTTACTGCGCCAGAGGTTGTTGGTTTGGCTACGGCTTTGTCGTCAGTTGGTGTGGCCCCGGAGGCTGCTCGTGGTTCGATTATTCGATCGTTTGCTGCAATCAATAATGCTATTACTGTTGGTGGATCTAAACTTAAGGGTTATGCCGATATTGCTGGCATGAGTTCTGAACAGTTTGCTAAGACTTGGCAGAAGAATGGTCAGCAGGCTTTTAATGCCTTCCTTTCCGGCTTGCAGAGTATGAGCGATAGTGGCATGAACCTTGATTCTGTGCTGCGTAATCTTGGTATTAAAAACGTTCGTGACATTCAAACTATCCAAAAGTTGGGTGACAACTATAACGTTTATGCTGACTCTATTGCTAACGCAAATAAGGCGTATGCTGATGGAACATTCTTGGCTGAATCATATGGCAAGATTCAGGATACTGTTTCAGCCAAACTTGATTTGATGAAAAATAATTTCGATAATCTTATGGCTACGCTTGGTAATGGTTTTACTGGCGACATGTTTAAAGGCATTCTTGATGCTGTTAATGCTTTGCTTAAAGGTTTAACTGATACTGCTCGTAGTCCTTTTGGTCAGTGGGTTGCTGGAACTGCTATTGCTTTAGCCGGGTTACTTGGTGCTATTGCCGCTATTAATGGCGCTGTTGCCTTAGGTCGAGCAGCAATGCTTGCTTTTGCTACTGCTATGGATGTTACCAAAGTTGCCGCAGATGGCGTGACTGTATCCATTGATCGTGCCGCACTTGCTGGAAAAATCTTTAATACAACACTTAAAGCAACAGCATGGCTTGCCGCAATTGGTGTAATCATTTATGCTATCGGAAAAATTGCTGACGCATTCACCCCAGTAGAACAAAAAGCAGAATCTATTCTTGGTGGTTTTGCCGGTCTTCAAGACGCATTTACTTCAGACACTAAAGCATTACAAGACAACGCTGCCGCTGCCGGAATGACTGCTGAAGCATATGCTGCTGCTCACGGAATTCTCCTTGTGCACACTGCTGCAATTGCTGCAAATGATCAGGCTGCCCGTGATGCACAAGCAGCACATGATGGCTTGAACCTTATTGTTGGCAATGAGGCAGATACTCTAAACACTTCAAGCACTGCTATTGAAGGTCAAACTATTGCTATTGGTGCTAATACTGTTGCATGGCTCAAAAATGCTATGGTGCAGTCTAAAGCATTCCAAGATGCATCAAAGAATGGTGACTTTATTAAGTCGCTTGCCGCTAGTGGATATAACTTTAATGATGCTTTAGCCGCAGGTATTCAAGGTGCAGATACTCTAAATGCTTATTTTGATAAGTTGAGAATTGCTGCTCAGAAAGCAAATCCTGTAACTCTATTCCTTGACCAATATACTGGCGGTTATGCTGAATGGGATACCCTAAAGAATGCTATTGCTGGAACTGCTAATGAGGTTCTTTTGCTTGGCTTGGGCGCAGATAAGACAACTCCTAAAGTTGATGCGCTTACTAAAACAACTACAACTGGTGCTAACAATGTTGCTAAGGCTGCTGGCAGCATTAAAGAGGTTATTCGCACAGTTGTAGATTACGCATCTGATCTTGCTGGAATCTTTAAACGTATTGACGATATCAAGTTTGGTCGTCGTGCTGCGCTAGATAGTATTGCCTCAGGTTGGAAGACATTATCTGATCGTATTAATGGTGCTCGCACAGCAATGATTGCTGCAAAACAAACCATTGACTCGCTAACTGCTGATCGTCGTGTGCTCGAATACCAGTTGAGTATTGCTCAAAAATATGGTGACGTTCTTCGTGCTGCCGAAATTCAGGCACAACTAGCTAAGAATACGCAAGATGCTGCTGATGCGCAAGCAAACTATAACAAAGCTAAGGTAGAGTCAACTACTGCAACTACTGGTCCTGCTGGCGCACAAAACCGCAGTTCATTCATGGGTTTGCTGCAACAGTATCAGGGATACATTACGGCATTGGCTGCTGCCGGGGTTAAGGGTTATGCGCTTCAACGCGCTATCGCTCCACTAAAGGCTGACTTCCGCGACCAGGCTAAAGCGCTAGGTTTCACTAGTGAACAAGTTGACAAGTTTGTTACATCTTTTGATGATTACAAGAATGTAATCAAGTTTACTCCACGCGATGTGACTGTAGAATTCCGACCTAAAAGAGTGCTGCTTTTAATGCTATGGAAGAGTATCTCGCTAAGGAGCACAAACTTGATGTTAAGGTTGTCATTACTAATGATGGTGTGCTTAACACTGTTGGTGGAACTCGTCGTCTAACTTATGTTCCGGCTGCTTCTACCGCATCCACTTCTGGAACTGATGGAACTGGTGCTGGTGCTGGAACTACTGGCGTTGCTCACAGTGCCGGTTATGGTGCACGTCTTGCTCGTCGCAGATATCTTAAGTCGCAGGGTATTACTGATGTTCAAATTAGCGAGATTATGAAAAATCCTAATCTTGTTAAGAGTGCTTTGACTCAGAGTGGTAGCCGCGCCTCAAACATGCTTTATGCGAAGGCTGCTGCTGCTTCTGCAAAGTTTGATGAAATCAAATATTTGCTTTCTAAAGGCTATAGCCGTAAAGACATTGCATGGTTCTTTAACACTTATTCTGTTGCTGATGGTCGCAAAAAATCAATTCTCTATAATGCGGCAACAAGCAATCAGCGTTCGCTTACCAGTGAGGATCTCGCGTATCACTCGATACTAGGTTATTCATCTGGTGGCCCTGTTTGGGGCAAGGGTGGAACTCGTAGTGATAGCATTCTTGCTCGACTATCTAATGGCGAATTTGTGATGAAAGCAAGTTCAGTCAAAAACTATGGTGTTGACTTTATGAATGCTTTGAATAGTCAGCAGGTTGCTGTTAGCCGTCAAGGTTTTTCGGGCAGTTCATCATCGAATGCTGCTGGTTCGCAGATTGTTTACTTGTCGCCTGAGGATCGTTCGCTGTTGCGTTCTGCCCTGGATCGTCCTGTTAATCTATACACTGAAAATACTAAAATTGCACAGTCAGCGAATGCTGGTAATGTGATTCTCGCTCAGAGGGGCGTAAACTAATGGCTGGCTCAATTTATTTTGGCAACACAAACTATCAGACATGGATTGAAGCCCCTCAGACGGGCATGAAAGCCTCAGCAGTTGGCTGGTCGAGTGAACAACAACTACTCAATGGTCGAGCCTTTATACGCCGTTCTCAGGCTTCTCATAGGCGTTTTGAAGCCAGTTGGCTAGGTAGTTTGAATACTACTGATCTAACACAAAGCCTTAACACGATTAAAAACTTTGCTGATGGCGTTTACGGAACTGGGCCATACTATTTCCTAGATCCATACGCTATTTCAGAGAATGTTTTGCCACCACATTGGGCCATGCCGGCACTTGCAGAAAATGACTGGCCTGACATGGCTTCAGATCTTACCCCAACATTTAGTGCAGCAACATACCCACTAACAAACAACTATCCAGCAAAATCCGCAATCTATACAACTAGCGGAGCCTATGCTGCAACTCGACGACTCGTCATTCCAATCCCAACCGGATATACCCTCCATTTGGATGGCACTCAACTGCTGCTGGATCCACCGGTGTGCGCATAACACCATATACTCGCGCAGGTGTGGCCGGAACGGCATTAAACCCGGTAAGCATCCTAAATACTGGAACTACACGATTCAACACTACAGTTTCTGGAACAACTTACGGATATGTTGAAATCTATCTAGCAACCGCTGGAGCTGCTACAGTAACAATTACTGGCATGATGGCCCAGATCACTGTTTCTGGAACACCAACAACTGGCGATTTTATTATGGGCAAAGGCACTACAGGTATCGAATTTAGTGACTCACCAGATATTGAATACTATACTTCCGCAACAAACAATGGTTTAGTTGGAATGTCGGCAACTTGGGTAGAGGTTTAATATGCCAATCTCTATTAGTAGCAATACTGGTAGTGGAAGCATTGTTGACGACAGCATCTTCTCCTACACATATTCTGAAGAAGTAACATCAATTCAGCCAGCCACATCAAGTGGCGGATCTGGTCAAGTATCTTTTTCAGCAATTGAGTTAACTAAAGACTTGAATGGAACTACACACCCAAACAGTAAGTTGATGATCAACAATACTGTGACTCTTACTGACAGTAAATATGGTTCAGTATCGTTTCAGGCTAAAAAAGTTTCAACCGCTGGTGGCGCTGTCACAGTTGTTGGCGATACTCTTCAGGCTCGACTAAACGTAACTGAAACGGCTATAGCATTTAATGGAACACTAGGTGCAGCAATCACATACTATTGCGGCCTTGTTGGTATCACCCCAACATTTGATGCATCAATCTCAACATATTTCTCAACCAAAACAGTTTCATTCATTGGTTGGACTGGTAACGTCTGGGATTATCTCAAGATGCTCTGTGCCGGAGTAAGTGCAAGCAATACTCTTAACATTCCATTTGAAATGTATATTGCAAACAGCACCCTAAACTTTAGGGCTGCTCTTACTGCTACTATTGACATTTCTGAAACTAAAACAGATATTGGCGTATCAGTTGATTCATTTGATGCGGCTAAAAGCATTCAAATCTACAACTACAACACTTCATATGCTACTAACAAAATTGTTTACGAAATTGGAAACTATGATGGCAGCATTGCTGCTAACAAACAATTTTTATCATCTGTTGTAGATAATATGACTGTCAATCCAGGCGAAACAGTTACTAAACGTTTCACCATTGACGCAGATCTTATTTCAGTCAATCAGCCTACTTGTGTAGCAACAATTTCATCAATCCCGTATGTGGGCACAACTGGTGAATATGTGATTGTTGGGGCAGATGGGCTTCCTATTCAGCCAAGTCAATGGACGGGCATGGGTGGCAGTTTACTAATTTCCACTACTGAGAATGCTAAAGAAATTGAGATTACAGTTACTGCTCCGGCAGAAGATAAGTTGCTGAATACTTCTCAAACATCCTCATACAGTTACGCACCATATCGTATTGGTGTAGAAACTTCTGGAAACAATGTTGATTATCCTGCACTGTGGATTACTGGCACAGGTGTTTTCTATAACAGAGTATTAAATACAGTATCTACTGGCGCTTCTGATACTATTGTTTCTCAAGAAATTGGTCAAACAATAGATAATCCATTTATTACTAATACTTTCGACTACAGTTGTAAAGCTGTAGCTGCAGCACAGTATTACAATGGCCCATCAATTGAGTTAAATGCATCAATCGTAAACTCTAGTGGTTTTGGAACAACTATTGGATCAACGTTTACGGCATACAGCAACAAATATCGCATAACTAATGCCGATTACACGCCAGAAGGCATCACTGTTAAAGCTCTGCCTTGTGCAACATTTGCAGATTTTGATGCAATTTGGCCTAATGGTGCTTCTACAAAGTTTAGTAATTTTGATGCCATCGCACTAACTTCGGGTAGCCCATTATCATTTAATGAGTTCACTATTATTCCTTTGACGACTGGTTAAACATGATTCTACCTAAAAGTAATTTGCCTTCAGATTCTCTCCCTTGGGGAAGATCAATCGAATCCCAATTAGATAGCATTAATGCTAATCAGGCTAAAACTGACACTAACCTGTTTTCACTTAATTCTCAGGTTAATTCTATTGCCGCTAATCAAGGCTATGCAATTCCAATAACTTGGACCAGTAATGGCGTATCTGGTGTTATGACTAACCCTGGACTGGGCACAAATCTTTATGGTGATCTTGGTGCATTCAGTTTTAAACTAATGGCAATGGATTTCTATTAACTACAGGATTGCTATTTCAAACTGATTCAACATCAATTACTTCAGGAAATTCTGCCGGTCTTGGGTTGATTATTTATACTGCAGATAATTATGCTAATGGTGGATATGCGTCATATTACCCTTATGGCGCTAATGCTCGTCCACCAGCATATGTGGATCAATTTAAATATATGCCCGGAAGTCTTATTGAATACATTCCGCTACCTGCTGGATCGTATGTAATGACAATTAACGCTAATGCTACCGCTGGAACAACTACAGCATTCATGTCTATTAGCAACGTTTTTGCTAGTGTGCAACCAATTCCTGCTACATCATAGTAAGGTATAATTGAATAATGGCTACCACATCTAAAGGTATAACTTACCCTCTTTCAACAGATAACATTGCACCACTCGAAACGTGGCTTGCAAACATGGCCTCAACTACTAATACAGCACTAGGCGCAATCAATGCTGGAACAGATATCACTGCTGGAACACTGCCTATTACTCGTGGTGGAACTGGTGGCGCAACAGCGGCTGCAGCCCTAACTAGCCTTGGTGCACAATCAGCAAGCGATTATGTTGCAAACAGCCAATTCTCTGGTAAGAATAAGATTCTTAATGGTGCATTCGATGTGTGGCAGCGAGCATCAACTGCAACTACTTCATCAACTACAGGATATTTTGCTGATCGTTGGCGCTATACGACTACAGGCGCTTCGGGTAAAGTCTTTGTGCAGTCACAGGCAACCTTTACGCCTGGTGCTGCCCCAGTAGCAGGCTATGAAGGTCGCTACTATTATCAGGTTATTGTTTCAACTGCTGGAACAGGCGCAACATATGAAGCCATTGAGCAGCCTATTGAAGATGTTAGAACTTTTGCAAACCAGACTGTTACTCTAAGTTTTTGGGCTAAAGCTGCAGCAACTACTTCAGTTACTCCTCGTATTGAGCAAAACTTTGGAACTGGTGGAACACCTTCTGCTGCTGTAGTTAACACCGGAACACCAGTATCCGTTACTACTGCATGGCAGCGTTTCACTCAAACTTTCACTATTGCAAGCATTTCTGGTAAAACTATTGGAACTTCTGGTGACTCAGCACTTATCGTTGAATTGTCACTTCCAGTAAACACTGCATACACGATCAGCCTTTGGGGTGTGCAACTTGAGGCCGGATCAACTGCTACAGCATTTACTCGCGCACAGGGAAGCATTGCCACAGAAATCATGGCTTGCCAGCGATACTATTACCGCGCAAATAATAACCAAGTTGCTACATCAACTTTTGGCGTAGGTGTTGCACAGTCAACAACGACTGGGTGGGTTTTTATTAAGTTTCCAACCACTATGAGAACTAACCCGAATGCAATAGAAAACTCTACAG